CAGGATTTTTTGGAAAACCCATTGTTTGAAAAGTATGCAAAAGATACAGGATTCAGAGAACTTGATAATAATGAGCCTCCAAAAGTAGGAGATGTATTGTTAATGTCTATAATGCACCCAACTTTAAATCATGTCGCAATTTTTTTAGGAGATATGGTTTTACATCATTTAGCCGATAGACTATCTTGTAAAGAGCCATACTCAGAATGGCTTTTAAAATGCACTGGAAAGAGGTATCGTTATGCTTCGGAAAGTTAAAATGTATGGAGAACTTGCAGAGTTTGTAGGTTATAAAGAACTTGACGCTGTTGTAAAAAATCCAGCAGAAGCAATAAGATTTCTTGTTACTAATTTTCCAAAATTAGAAGCATATATGGCAAATAAATATTATCAAGTGTTAGTTGGTGAAGAAGACATAAGTAGAGAAGATTTGCATAATCCTATAGGTCAAGACGATATACATATTGTTCCTGTTGTAAGTGGTGCTGGAGGTGGTGGTTTTAGAAATATTTTAATTGGCGCAGCATTGATAGGAGGTGCGTTTTTATTTTCACCATTAACATTAAAAACTTTTAGCACAACTGCTATGGGGTTTGGTTCTTCTGCTGGTATTGCAAAAGGAGTTGCGGTTATTGGTGGTGCGTTAGTTTTGCAGGGTGTCTCTGAAATGTTATTCCCTATGCCAAAGCCAGAAATGCCAGAAGATGATCCAAGAATATCGTTTAGTTTTTCTGGGGTGCAAAATACATCGAGAGCCGGAACTGCCCATCCCATTGTATATGGAGAGGTCGTAACTGGCTCAGTCGTAATCTCGGCTGGTATTGATACAAATCAGGTACAGGCATGACAGACAAAATTATTAAAGGTTCTGGTGGCGCACCGCCTTCTCCTCCTACTCCATATCGTGCGCCTGATACATTAAATAGTAGACAGTTTGCAACTATACAAGATCTTATTTCAGAAGGCGAAATAGAAGGTTTTGCGACAGCATCAAAAGAGAATCGAACTAAAGGTACAACCGCATACAATAATGCAGCATTAAAAGATGTATTTTTAAATGAGACTCCCATATTAAAATCTACAGCTAATTCAGCTAGTCCAGCAGATGCAGATTTTAATTTTCAAGGAGTAGGTTTTACTCCTAGATTTGGCACAGCAAACCAAACATCAATACCCGGCATAGTAAGCAGCGAATCAACAACAGCAGTTGGAGTGACAGTTTCTTCATCATCTGCTGTTACCAGACAGATAACAAATACAAATGTTGACGCTATAAAAGTAACTATTACTTTTCCACAGTTACAAGAAGCTAAAGACAATGGTGATTTAGTTGGATCTTCTGTTTCTTTGAAAATACAAGTTCAATATAATAGTGGTGGTTACTCAGATGTTATTTCAGATACTATTACTGGTAGGACTGCTGATGCTTACCAAAAAGAATATAGAGTAAATATAACAGGAGCATTTCCTGTTGATATAAGAGTTGTAAGAGTTACAGCAGATAGCACTTCTTCAAGCCTAATTGACGCTTTTACTTGGACAAGTTTTGGCGAGATTATAGATGATGCGCAAACATATCCAAACAGTGCATACACAAACTTAAGGATTGATTCTGAGCAATTTAGTTCTATTCCAAAAAGAGCTTTTCGTATTCGTGGTGTAAAAGTAAGAATACCGGGTGCTGGTGCTAGTGGATCTGGCACACCAAGTATTGATAATGCAACTGGCAGAATAATATATCCAGCGAACTATATATTTAATGGAACAATGGGTGCTGCTGTATGGTGCAGTTGCCCAAGCATGGTGCTGCTGGACTTGCTAACAACTGAGAGGTACGGATTTGGAACACATATAGCAGATGCAAACTTAGATTTGTTTAGCTTTGTAGCAGCTAGTAAATATGCAAATGAATTAGTATCTGATGGTCAAGGAGGACAAGAAGCAAGATTTAGTTGCAATGTAAATATTCAGTCATCTAAAGAAGCTTTTGATTTAATAAAAGACTTGGCAACTGTTATGAGGTGTATTGCTATATGGTCTGCTGGTTCTATAACAATTACACAAGACAGGCCAACAGATTCAAGCTATTTATTTAGCTTGGCAAATATAACTTCTGAAGGATTTAACTATACAGGTTCAAGTCTAAAACAAAGACATTCTGTTGTAAGCGTTAGTTATTTTAATATGGATAGTAGAGAGATGGATTTTGAGATTGTAGAAGATACATCTTTACAGTCTAAAATTGGAATAGTGAAAAAAGATGTAAAAGCATTTGCTTGCACAAGTCGTGGTCAGGCGCAGCGTTTAGGGAAAGCAATAATTTTCAGCGAGAATCAAGAATCTGAGGTGGTGAACTTTTCTACTTCTATGGATGCTGGAGCTATAGTTAGGCCGGGTTCTGTTATCACCATAAATGATCCTGTTCGTGGTGGCGCAAGACGATCAGGAAGAGTTGCTGCTGCTACAACAACTCAAATAACTGTAGATGACGAACAAGGCTTAGATACCTTTGGTGGTAGTAATCAAAAAATTAGCGTAATAATGCCTGATGGATCTGTAGAAACAAAATCAATTACAGGTATATCAGGACTTGTGATAACTCTTAATTCTGCATTATCAACCACACCAAATGTAAATACAATATGGTTATTAGAAAGTGACACTTTATTGGGTCAAACTTTTAGAGTTGTGTCAGTAGAAGAGCAAGATGGTATTAACTATTCAATATCAGCTTTAACCTATGTTGCTGGTAAATATGCAAATATTGAGCAAGGAGTAAATTTGCCAACAAGAAATATATCATTATTAAATGAACCCAAAAATCCTCCAAGCAATTTATCAGCATCAGAACGTACAGTTATTGTAAACGCACTTGCAGTCACTAAGCTTATAGTTACTTGGGTAGGTGTAACAGGTGTTAGTCAATATCTTGTTCAATATAGATTTAATAATACAAACTGGGTTAGTGAGATAGTTTTTAGAACTGACTTTGAATTGTTAAATACTGAAGCTGGTGTATATGAATTTAAAGTATTTTCTTATAATGCAGCTTTATTACTATCTGCTACATCAACCGATTTAACATTTAATGCACAAGGTAAAACCACTCCTCCAAGTAATGTTCAAAATCTTTCTATTGAGCCTATAACGAATAAATTAGTAAGATTAAGATGGAATAAATCTACTGATGCAGATGTTATACATGGTGGAAGAGTATATGTAAGGCATAGTAACTTAACTGATGGTAGTGGCACGTTTCAAAATTCAGTTGACCTTATAACTGCACTTGCTGGTAATACTACAGATGCAGTAGTTCCGTCTTTAGAAGGTGAATATATTTTAAAGTTCCAAGATGATGGTGGTCGTTTTAGTCAAGGAGAGACAAGTATTATCATGGATCTTCCAGATCTTATAGATACGCAAACTATATTAACTCAAAGAGAAGATTTATTAGGTACACCATTTAGCGGAACAAAAACAAATACAACATTTAGTAATACTGCAAGTGCTTTACAGCTTACAAATCCAGCTTCAAATAGCACAGGAGAATATGCGTTTGCTTCTGTTGTGGATCTTGGAGATGTGTTTTCTTTAGATCTTAAAAGAACACTTAGGGCAGTCGGATTTAATATAGGATCAGATATAGAGACACTAATACCAGCAGGGTCTTTTTGGGATGATTATGCTACTGATAATAATTTTGATGGTGCGGCAGCAGATGAGGCAAATACACAAATACAAGTAGCAACATCACAAACAGCATCAGGCAGTTTTGGTAATTTTAATAACTTTGCAAATGGAACATTTAAAGGTCGTAGATTCAAATTTAAACTTATTTTAGAAACTACAAATACAGCACAGAATATGAACGTACAACAAGCTGGTTTTGTTGCAGAGTTTCAATCAAGGACAGAGCAAAGTTATCAGACAGGAGGAACTACATCTACCGCACCACAATCTTCTGGTACATCTTCGTCAGGTAAATCTATAACTTTTGGTACTCCATTTTTTGTCGGCACTTCATCTTTAGGAGGAGCTAATGCTTACTTACCTTCTATTGGTATAACAATTCAAAATGCTCAATCAGGTGATTTCTTTACTGTGACTAATGTTTCTGGTACAGGATTTACTGTAACTATTAAAAATGGTTCTAGTTTTGTTGATAGAACTTTCACATTTTCTGCGGTAGGATATGGTAAAGGTGTTTAATATGGAGAAAACTATTTAGATGAGCCAAGTTGCGGATTATAATATAGCCAATGCCTCTGGAGCCAGCGTCCGGAGTGACATGAACTCAGTTTTTGACGCAATAAAAACTCTTAATAGTGGGGGTAATGATCCTTCAAATCCAGAAGCATTTATGCCTTATGTTGATACGGCAGATAGTAATAATTTAAAAATAAGAAATGCAGCTAATAATGGATATACAACTGTTGGTTCGGTTGATTCTGCAAACTTAGGATTGTTACCTAGATCAGGTGGTACTATGACAGGTCAAATTAAAGGTGATGATGGATCTGGTGCTAGTTCTCCAGCGTATGCGTTTGATAATGATACAGATACAGGAATGTTTAGATCAGGTGCTAACACAATAGGATTTTCAACATCTGGTACTGCAAGAGTTTCTGTAAGCGATGCTGGTTTAGATGTTGTTAATGGATTACCAATAAGATTACAGGATTCTAGTGGTTCACCTTTTGTTTCGTTAAAATCACCATCGTCATTGTCTGGTAATGTAG